ACGAAAATGGGAAAATTGTCAAAGATGCAAATGGAAACACGGTATATGAAAATGTTACTTTTGACTTAAAGGGTAAAAGCTATGCTCAGTTACCAGAAAGGTTAAAGGAAGATTTTAATAACTGTCCGGTATGGGTAGTGGAGCATCTTCATTGCAGTGACGAAGAAGTAGGGCGACATATTGTTAGATATAACAGTGGTGTAAAAATGAACGTTGCTCAGAAAACGATTACATATATGTGTAAAGTTGCAAAAGATGTCAAAAAATTATCTGGACATGCATTCTTTAGCGATTGTGCGAGTTTTTCTGATATTAAAGATAGAAATGGAACTATTGATAAAATTGTGAATGAGACAATTATGGGACTTAATTTCTTTGATCGGTGGACGAAAGATGCGACAAAACTTGGGAAGTTCTTGAATGAGAACGCAAGTAAGGAGATGTTCAACAATCTCAACGAGTACCTTGATAGATTGTACAATATTGTAACACTGACAACTGGTAAATTATTCAGTGAGAAAAATGCACTTGTATGGTTTATGCTCTTTGATAAGTTTGTTAAGACAGGACTTCCGGATGAAAAATTCGGGGAGTTCTTAAATAACTTTGAAAAGTTGAAGAACGTAAAAGTTACGCTTGATCATGCTAGAAAGCCAAAGGGCGCGGAGGAAACCAATAGCTTATCATTTGCGGAGATTGACACATGCAATTCCACCAAGGACAAAAGCATGATTGAAGACAAATTACATATTTTAGAGACTGTTATGGGAGAGTTCCTTGGTGTCGATTTCACAAACCTCTGTAAAATAGAAACTTTAGGTGACAATACAACACCTGAAACTGCGATTTCCTCTGATGAAGAATGCCCAGACGAAGATGGAATGAGCGACATATCAGCTCTCGATTTTATCAAGAGGAACGTCAATCCAGAAGCAATAGAGGAAGATGTGGATGTTTGCTATGAAACGATTGATTATTGCAAGAATAAGTTAAAAGGGTTTGACAAAAACTCGAAACTGCTCGATTATCACAACGATGTGGCATTAGTTGCTGTTATTGCTTATGCAATAAAGAATGAGATTGATTTGGACAAGTGGATTGTTTCTTTTTCAAATCAGAACAATACATATCCGTCAGATACAAAAGAGAATTATACATATATGCTTAACAGTCTGAAGCAGTTTACTAATAATGTAGCAGCGTGAATAACAAAATATTCTGGACAATAAAGGAGGGCTTATGAAAAGAGATGAGATTATGAAAGAACTTGGGGCTAAATATAATGAATCTTGCAGAAAAGAAAGTAAGAAGGAGCTTGTTACCAGGTTAGAAGCATTTATTGATAGTGAGAATGTTTCTGCTAAAAAGAAGCAACATATAATGCAAGCCATAGATGAAATGATAACAATTGGATATTTATAAATAGATGTATGAGAGTCTTCCGTAATGGAAGAATACTTTTGACAGTCATCTAAGAACTATGAGTGAGGTATCGGATGTTCTTGAGATCACAATTAATCCAAAGCCAGATGAAGAAGAGAGTTAGGGGATAGAATATGATAATTGAAGTACCTGATTGGTGCGTACTTGGTAAAACTATTGAATGGCACGCACCAGAGATTACAGGCAATGAATGGGTAAGAGATAAAATTATAGCTTTTGGATATGACGGGTTCTTTCATCAAGAGTATAACTGTCCAATATATTTCACAAGGTTCGATGAATACGGAAAGACGATAAGAGAGATTAGAAAATAATAGTGAATTGATGAAGACCCTTGCGAATTTGAAAAATTGTTTTTGTAATAAAATTCTCTTTCTTTGGATTGTGAGGTGAAAAGATGAAGATAACAGGAATAATTCGTAGAGTTGATGATTTAGGTAGAATAGTAATTCCAAAGGAAATTAGAAGGCAGGTGTTTGGGAAAACGGATGCAACTGGTGAGCCAATGGAAATATTTATTGATGGAGGAAATGTTGTACTCCGAAGATACGAGGAAATACAAACTTGTAAATGGATAAAATACGATTATAGAACGATTTGCCCGAAAGAACATGACGATGCTGATGATCCATATTGGAGGATACCTGAAAATATGGCAAATTTAAAATATTGTCCTTATTGTGGCAAAGAGATAGTTGTTGTAGATAAATAACAGTAAAGTTCGATTTCTTTGGAAGAGAGGTAAAAACAAATGGCATGTGATTATTGTGCGTACCGTTATTCTTATGATTGTGATGATGGTTGGAATCGCCACAAAAATTGTGGAAGTTTTAAGTTGGACTGGGATAGTTTGTCTGATAAAGATAAGAAAACTATTCAGAAGATTTTAGATAGAAGAGGAGATTAAGTTATGGAACAGATTCAGGAAAATGAACAGTGGAAATTAAATGGTGACTGTGAAAAATGTAGAAGGAACAATTATTGTTCAAAACCATGTACTCATCATAATAGACGAATAAGAGCAGAATTTAAAGGTCTTGTTGCAGAGACGATGAATAAAATGACAGGTGGAGCGATGAGAGAAGTTATTGATAAGACGGTAAATGGAATTTGGTAAATTGGAAAGGAGATTTATATGAAAGCAGCTATTAATAAAATTTTAGAGAATAAAAACAATATCGGTTTGGATTTTGTTGTACATATTAGAAACGAAAAAGAATTAAGCGATTTAATTGATATACTTATGAAATATAATTTTTGCGTTCAATTATCCTCTGAATTCAGCCCTGAACAGATAGATTTATGGATGAAAGATATTGCAAAAGAAGATGGATACGATTTATGTTTTAGAATTAGAAATCGAGAAAATGATAAATGTGTTGCATACAATCCTTCTGTAGAACATTGGAGATTGTTTTGCAATGATATTTTAGAAATGAATAATGGAGAACTGGAATTTAATGAGGGAAAATATTCTCTTCAAGATGCAAGAATTGAAGCAAATAAATTATATAAGGATATGAAAGATGACAGTGCTACACTCGATTTATTTGAATTAGACACAAATGCAAGTGATGAAGATATTATTGATAAAATTGTATCATTAGTTGGATTCTCAAAAGAAGAATTATTTTAACAAGAAAACTTCGATTCATGCGAAATTAAGAAAGGAGACAATATGTTAAACGTAGGAGATTATGTAGGGCAGATTAACAAAGATTCATCTGGTGTATGGAAGTTGTATAAAGATAAGATAAATAAAATCACGACAACAAAGAAATATGGCAGAAGATATTTTACAAAGACAGTGTTTTATCCATTAGATGCAGATGATGTAGATAACAATACAAAAGATATGGAAGAGTCGATTGGCAAAGGATATATCATTGTAAGAGAAGTATTTGGGTTAAATGATAAGACTGAACCTTATGCTGAAAGATGGATAAAATGGGCTAATGAGAATCCAGATAAGGCAACTGGTTTGATATAAACGGAGAATGTAATAGTAGAGGCAATTAACAAAAATAAATATAAGAAAGAAGAGGTACAAAACATGGATGGATTTATGATGTTTAAAAAGGCTTTACAGAAGCACTTCAATGAGATGCAGAAAAAGGCAACACATTTATTTGAGGTAAATGTAGATAAGGATGAATTATGGAATACATATCTTGATAGCTTTCCTGCTGGTACAAATGAGATTTTCAGAGAGCGTAGAGAGCATGATTGCAGTTGTTGTAGACAGTTTATTAAGAATATTGGTTCTGCTGTCACTATCAAGGATAACCAGATTCATACGATTTGGGAACTACATCTTGGTGATACAACATATCAGCCAGTATGTGATGCACTTGATGCTTTTGTAAAAGCTCATACAGTTACAGATATTTATACAACTAAGTTCCCTAAGATTGGTACAGATTTTAACTTTGAGGAAATCAATGGAAAGTCTCATCAGTGGGATCATTTCTTCTTAGAGCTTCCAAGTAAGTTCGTAAATAGAAGTAGTCGTTCTAATGAGGAAGTTAAAGGACAGTTCAGAGATACAAGAAATGTATTTAAGCGTTCTCTTGATGAAATTACTATGGATGCACTCGATACAATTCTTGAACTTATCAATTCAAATACACTTTACAAGGGCGAAGAGTGGAAAGGCGTACTCACAGAGTTCAAGAAGTATAAGAAAGAATATGATAAACTGACTTCTGATACTGAAAAGGATTTATATACTTGGGAGAAGTCGGTAACAGCAGGTATGGCTATCGGTAGAATTAGAAATCATTCCATTGGAACACTTCTTATCAATGTAAGTGAGGATATGGATCTTGACACAGCAGTTAAGAAGTATGAGCAGATTGTCGCTCCAAGCAATTATAAGCGTCCAAAGGCTATTTTTACAAAGAAGATGCTTGAGGATGCAAAGAAGACTATTACAGAACTTGGATATATGGATTCATTACAGAGAAGAT